TTATTACGCTTGAACTATGGCAATGTTTTATTCTTGTGGTGTTATTTGGTTGGGTAAAAAAATCAGATGGGTTGAGGCGGTTTAATGAGTTTTATGGAGAAGTAGCAAGGAAGAATGGAAAGTCGATACTTGGCGCTATTATTGGTAATTACATGCTGTGTGGTGACGGTGAGCCAGGATCAGAGGTTTATGCTGCTGCAACAACGCAAGCCCAAGCGTTTGAAGTATTCAGGCCAGCGTGGTTGATGGTAGAAAAAACACCAGGCTATAAAAACAGGTTTGGTATTGAATTAGGCGGTACGGCTAAAAATCCAGGTAATATTTATAGCATGGCAACCGGCTCAAGGTTTGAGGCTGTAGTTGGAAAACCAGGTGATGGTTCAAGCCCGCATTGCTGGTTAAACGATGAATACCATGAAGCTAAAACTGATGAATCTTATGATACCGGAAAAACAGGCATGGGTTCCCGTGAAAATGCGTTGATGGCAACACTTACAACAGCCGGTACGAATACAAGTTACCCATGTTATGCTCTCCGGAATATGGTTATCAAGATCTTATCTGGTGAAATTATCAACGAGCGTATTTTTGGAATAATTTTTACTTTAGATTCAGATGATGACTGGACAGATTTTGAAAATTGGAAAGAAAAAACAAACCCGAATTTTAATGTATCTGTTTTTGAGGATTTTTTAAAAGGGCAACATCAATCAGCATTACAAAACAGTCGCAAACAAAACATATTAAAATGTAAACATCTCAACATATGGAGTAACTCTGGTTCTACGTGGTTAAATTCCGTTGAATGGGAGAAAGCATCCAACCCAGAACTTGATATAAACGATTTTTGGGGAGATCCTGTTTTTTTAGGTTTAGACCTTGCAAGCAAAATTGACCTTGCGGCATGTATGCCAATTTTCAAGCGTGACGATCATTATTATATGTTTTCCATGTTATATATGCCTGAAGATAGGACGAAAGGTGAAGATTTTGCACATTATGCAGGGTGGGCGCACGACGGGTATATAACTGTTACCCCTGGCAGTAGAATTGATATAGATTGTATACAGGAAGATATTGAGAATATAGCAAGGAATCATGACTTATCAGGCTCAGAAAACGGCGGTGGTGAGGTTTGTTTTGATCAATATAATACGGCACAGTTAATACCAAAACTTGATAATAAAAAAATAGAATGTGTGGATATTCCGCAAAACTGGCAGCATATGTCAGAACCGATGAAGGAAATTGAAGCAGCATTGAAAGATGGCAGGTTTCATCATGACGGGAACCCAGTCACAACATGGGCATTCGGCAATGTAACTGTCTTTGAAGACAGAAACGGAAATATTTTCCCCCGTAAAGAAGGGGCAGAAAATAAAATTGATCCCGCTGTTGCCGCAATTATAGCAATGTGTAGGGCAATGATTGACCAAGTAGAAACTAAATCAGTCTACGAAGAAAGGGGTGTTGTGTTACTATGAAAAAATATATTAAAATGTTTCTTAGCGCTATCGGCTATTTCTTTAAAATGTTCACAATGAAAGATTTTTTATTTTTTTGTGGACTTATTCAGTTATTTGTGGGATTGTACTTATATAATCCGTGGATTGCACCTACGGTAACGGGTAGTATAATGATTGTAACGGGTTTATTCGGAAAAGCTGGGAAATAAATAAATGTCATTGATACCAACGTTCCGCAGTGCCACATCTAATATTAAAAATCCTGAAAAATGGTTACAAAATTGGTTTGGTGGCGGAAGTGTCTCTGAATCAGGTGTTGTTATTGATAGCGACACTATGATGTCTGAAAGTGCTGTATGGTGTGCGGTGAATTTTTTAGCTTCAAATATTGCAAGCCTCCCATGCCCGGTGTTAAAAATTGAAGGGCGCAAGAAAACAAAAGACAAATCAAATAATTTATATAAAATATTAAACCTCATAGCGAACGACGAAATGATCAGCATGGTTTATCGTGAAACTATGATTTATCATCTTTTGTTTTGGGGAGTGCATTATTCAATACAAGTTAAGAACGGTTTAAATCGGGTTGTTGCTCTTTGGCCTGTTCATCCTGATAACATGCGTGTTGATAGAAAAGGTAAAAGCTTAATATATTATGTTACTATGCCAGATGGCCAAGAAAAACCATATAGCCGTGATAAGATTTTACATATTCCAGCACTTGGGCTAAATGGTCTTTTTGGAAATTCTTTAATTGATTATTCAAAAGATTCTCTCGGTTTAATGTTGGCGATGAGAACATATGCGAACTTGTTCTTTTCAAATGGTTCAAATATGGGTGTTATTTTTGAGCATCCAGGGCAATTAGGAGAGGTAGCACATAAGAACTTAACAAGTTCACTTGCTACAGCAATGGCCGGACTCGGGAAGAGCCATAAGGCTTTTGTTGCTGAAGAAGGTATGAAAGTCCATAAAATGGGAGCTGAACCTGATAAAAGTCAGCTTGTGGAAGGTCGTCAATTTTCTATTTCAGATGTTGCCAGGTGGTTTAATCTTCCACCCCATGTATTAAAAGATCTTTCAAGGGCCACATATTCAAATATTGAACAACAGTCTCTTGAGCTTGTAAAATATTCAATTCGTGTTTGGCTTGTGAGGCTTGAACAGTCTTTCGAGGCATGGCTATTATCGGCTACAGAGCAAAAAACATATATAATTAGACATAATGTTGAGGGATTACTTCGTGGTGACAGTGCAGCAAGAACAGAGTATTACAAAGGCCAATTCAACACGGCTGCAATAACTCCAAACGAAATACGCGAACTTGAAGAAAGAAACCCAATAGAAGAAGATTGGGCTGACCAAACATATATTCAGATGAACATGGTTTCACTTGAACAGTTGAACGAAATGAATAGCGAGCCTAAGCCTGAACCGGTACGGCAAAATAATTCAGTTAGGAATATAGAATACAGAGATATAAATAAAACCATTGCTCATCGGAAAAGGATTCAAAAAAAATTCGCTCCGTTGATTAGAGCCGCAGCGCAAAAACTTGTGAATCTTGAAACTTTGAAAATTAAAAAAGAATCAGATAAACAATCAAGCAAGCGCTCAGCCGCAGATATGGAAATATGGTTAAATAGTTTCTATGCTGACTTTGGTAAATATATTGACCATGACTTATCACCATTATTAAGAGCATACGCAGAATTGATACAAGAGGCCGTTGCCGGTGAAGTCGGGGCAGACGTTGGTGTCTCTGATGAACTCACAAGTGAAATAAATAGTTATATAGATGGAATGAAAAGGCAATATATTGATAGCTCAAGGGGTCAAATGCTCGGAGAGTTAAAAATCGGCCTTGACGCAATTGATGTAAGGGCTGATGAATGGCATGAAAGAAGGGCAAAAAAAGTTGATGAAGCACAGAGCCATGGCGTATCAAATATGGTCGCTTCTTTCGTAATTGCCGGGGCTGGCTTTTCCCCTACTTGGCGTAATGTCGGCAAAACCTGTGTTTTTTGTCAGCAAATGAACGGTAAAAAAATTAAAAGATATGGTGACGCCTTTCTAAAAGAAGGTGCCATTATTAACGGTGTTGTTGATGGAGTTGAAAGAAAAATGGAAGTCAGAACAACTAAATATCCACCATTGCACGGTTCTTGTGATTGTGTAATATCAGCGAGGTAGTAAAAATGAAAAACGAAAAAAGATTTTTAGATCAAAGTGGGGCAGAAATAAGGCTCATCAAAAAAGATGGTGAACCTACAAAACTTGTCGGATATTTTGCCAAGTATAATGTTTTGTCTGAAAATCTTGGTGGATTTCGTGAAATTATTGAGCCTGGTTTTTTTGATGAGGCTCTTAAAACAAGTGACATTGTAGATTTATTTAACCACGATGCTAATTTTGTTTTAGGCCGTCAATCAGCTAAAACTTTGCGTGTGTGGTCTGATGATATTGGACTTGCTTATGAGTGTCTTGTTCCGGAAACGCAAATTATAAAAGATTTAGTACTTTCACCAATCGAAAGAAACGATATTACTGGTAATTCGTTCGGTTTCAGGGTTAGCGGTGACGGTGATTCATGGGATGAAGACAAAGACGGTCGTGTAGTCAGGACTTTAAAAGCCAATGGCTGCAAAGAGCTTTTTGACGGTTCTCAGGTTACATATCCGGCATATCCAGAAACGGAAGTTTCTCTCCGGGCTAAAAATATGGTTGAAGAGCGTAAAAAATCCGCTGATACCAGTGGTGATAATAAGGATGATACCATCCTGAAAAGAAGACTGGCAGAAGATGAAAAAAGAGAAAAATATTTTAAAATCAGAGGGCTTATAAAATGAAAAAAGAAAAATTAATTGAAGAACGTACCAATCTTGGTGTCGCATGGGATAAGTACAAAGAACACCGTGATTCACTTGATGGCGATCAGTCAACATGGACGGAAGAAAACCGGACAAAGTTTGATAAACTTGATGCAGATGTTGATAAAATTGAGGGCCGTATTCAGGGACTCGAAAAAGAAATTGCGAAAGAGTCAAAAGATAAAGAGCGTGAAAAACGATTTGAAAAAGAAAATGATGAAGGTTTCAGGCCAAATGCTGAGAATCGTGATGTTAATAAAGATGAAGAGGTTAGAAGTAAGATTTTTGACACTTTCGCAACTGGTGGAATGCGATCCTTATCAGGTGAGCAGCGCGCGTTGATGGTTGGCTCTGATATCGAGGGCGGATATCTTGTGATGCCCCAGAAAATGGTATCCGGTCTTTTAAAAAATGTTGACGATGACGTGGTAATTAGAACGCTTGCTACTATCCACCAACTCAAAAAAGCAAAATCGCTTGGTGTTGTTAAGCTTGACGCAGACCTTGACGATTGGGATTGGACAACAGAGTTAAAAACTGGTTCTGAGGATGATTCGTTAAAATTCGGTAAGCGTGAATTGCGTCCTCACCCGGTTGCAAAGCGTGTTAAGATTTCAAATACGTTGATTCAAAATTCAAGCATGGGCATTCAGGCGCTTGTTCAAGATAGAATGAGATATAAGCTCGGTGGAACTCTTGAATACAATTACATGCTCGGCGATGGACATAACAAACCTCTTGGCCTTTTCACCGCGTCCGCCGATGGTATTTCTACAGACAGAGACGTTTCCACCGCAATGGCGGCTACCCTTGTAACAGGTGACGGCCTTATTAATGTTCAGGGAACTTTAAAGTCTGCCTATGACAGCAAAGCTAAGTGGTTAATGCATCGTGATCTTATCACAATGATAAGAAAGCTTAAAACAACTGACTTACAGTATATCTGGCAGCCAGGTTTAACCGCTGGTGTTTCAAATACAATCCTTGGAAAATCTTATGTCCTTTCTGAAGATGTACCACACACATATACAACTGGTCTTTACGTTGGTATGTACGGTGATTTCTCTAAATATTGGATAATTGACACTCTTAATATGCAGATGCAGGTTCTAAACGAGCTTTATGCTGAAACAAACCAAATCGGATATATCGGAAGATATGAAGGTGATGGAGCTCCGGTTCTTGAAGAAGCATTTGTAAGAATTAAGCTTGGTTAGGTTTCATTAATTATAGCGGTGTAAAAACCGCTTAATTTAAAAGGTGATATCTTGAAAGTCAAAATGAAAACAATAAGTGCAGGGCCAGCCGGAAATTTTGGAATAGGTTGTATTCGGGTTGTTTCATCCGAAGAAGGTAAACAACTTATTGACGGTGGGTATGCTGAACTTATTGAAGAAAAAAAGACAATTAAAGAGCCTGAAGTTAAAAAAGTGGCTCCTGGGAAAAATAATAAAAAGGGTAAGGTGAAAAAAGATGGAAAATAACATTATTAAAAATGTAAAAATCACCCCAGCCGTTGTGCCAAGTGATGGTGTAGCAGCTTCGACTATTTTGTATGGTGAAATACTTGACATGGCTAATTTTGAGTCTGTATTGATGGTTGTTACATTTGGCGTTATAACAGCCGGAGCCGTAACGACTATAAAAGCCCAACAGGATTCAGCCGTGGGCGGTGGAACAATGGCTGATTTACTAGGAAGTTCGCAAACTGTTGCGGCAGATGCAGACGACGAAACATTTTACATTGATCTTGTTAAGCCGATTGAGAGATATGTACGGTTGGCAATACCAAGAGCAACACAAAATGCGGTTGTTTCAAGTGCTACCTATATTCAGTATAATCCAAGAAATAAGCCTACAACACAAGCGTCTACTGTGTCTGGTGAACTTTTGGTTGAGCCTGTTGAGGGTACTGCTTAATTTAAAATTAAGTGGCTGGTGATATTATCCAGCCACTTAAAACAAATGGTATAAAATGATTAAATATAATCAAAAAACAGCAACAACTCTTGAACCGGTGACGCTCGCTGAGGTCAAAGAGCATTTAAGGGTTAATTTTACTGAACAAGATGGTTTAATTCAGGCTTATATTGATTCGGCTATTGATTATATTGAAACCCAAACCGGTAGGAAGTTAATGACTCAAACATGGTTATTGACTTGCGATACATGGCAAGAAGCGATTGAGATTATAAAATTCGGACAACTACAGTCTATAACGTCAATAAAGTATCTTGATGAAGATGAAGCAGAGCAAACTGTTTCTTCTGATGATTATCGTATTGAAGGTATTGGGACTGATCAAGGAAAAGTTGTATTTTATTCAGATGGAAGTTTTGATTATCCTTCTGTGTTCCAGGTTGAGCCAATTACGATAGAGTTTGTCTGTGGCTATGACCTTTTAGTTGATAACGATCTTCCAAATATCATACCGAAAGCCTTAAAAGATGCTATTAAATTTAAGGTTTCAGAGCTTTATGCTGATGAGTGTACCGAAGATGTCGTGAAAGTTTTTTATCAACCTTACAGACTATGGTGCTTTTAATGGGTTGTAGATGTAAAAAAAGTGGAAAAAAACGTGCTTCTGCTGAACTAAACAAACCGATAACAATTATTTCCCTCGGCTCTGGCGCTTCTGATGGTATGGGTGGAACGTTATCCGGCGAGACTGTTGAGCATAGTTGTATGGCTGCTATTTGGCCTTTATCAAGAACCTTCACGGGTGATGAAAGTGTTGAGAATAAAAGAAATGAGTTAAAAACAGTATATCAAATTAAATTATGGTACAAATCTGGACTCACGGCTGATATGGAGATAAAATTTGGGGTAAGGCGTTTTGAGATAATTGGGATTATGAATAAAGAAGAAGCAAACGAGACACTTAGTTTTATGTGTTTTGAGAGAATTTAATTATGAATTTTGAGCTTGTTGAGTGGAATGGTGACGAATTAAGAAAGAAAATAGTTTCTGTTTCAAGAAATAAAGTTAGAGCCGCAGCGGAGCGAGTTAGAAAAGGTGCTTATAAAAGAGCGCCTGTTGATACGGGCGGCTATAGAGAATCAATAGAGTCAAGGCTCTGGGAAACAAGCGATTCGGTCGGTGCTTATATCGAGGCGGGTGAAAAAGGAATGGAGCATATTTCTAATTTTATCGAACTTGGAACCCCTGGGGATATTTATACAGGTGGAGCGTATAAGGGTCAAAAAAGAACTCCCATACCTGCTAAGCCACATTTAAGGCCAGCATTAAGAGCTGAAGAGAAGCGGTTTATTAATAGTTTTAAGGATGCTTTATAAATGAAAGAATTAATGAAAGCAATACATAATCATTATGATACATCTTTAATCTTCAAGCCTATGCTTGCATCCGATGCTTTTTACTATGGACGTGGAAAACAAGATGATAATCTTCCATATTGTGTTTATACTGCTGGTGAAACATCGAATGAGAATACTCATTCATCTGTAATATCAGGTATACCCATTCAGATGAATATATATACAAGGTCAAGCACAACCCCAGGTGAATGTTTTGACGTTTTAGAAGCTTGCCGGGAATTATTTGAAAATCAGGTTTTAACGGTAACAGATTATTATAATGTGTTATTCGATAAGATAATAGAAGTGCCACCGATGAGTGTTTCAGATGGTACTAAATGGATGGCGGTAATTGAGTTTAACTGCTTATTACAAAAAAGAGAGGTATTACCATGACGGATTACGGTGTTGACTTTGAACAGTCGATTAACGCTGCCATTAAGTTAAAAGTTGATGGCACAAATGATGTTATTGTGGGCGGGGTAAATAAACTCAAGCCTTATGGTATCACGAACCAAGTAAATGATGTAAATGAGTTCAGAAAACCTTTTACGGCTAAATATGTAAGCGTGGGTGATCTTGGAACAATTACATATGGTGGCAATGATTTGAGTGATGACGCTGGTCAGGCTATAATACGTGGCTATTGTCTCAGTAAAGAAAAGGTGAATGATGTAAGGTTTTATAAAAATACAACTGATTTTTTCATGCCTGACCTTGGAAATGATCCTGAATCAAGCGTCCAGTTTTCAAAACACGATGTATCTGAAGCTGATGTTAATGGTGTTTATGAGTTCACGGGCGAAGCTGTATTAAATGGAGCTCCTGCAACTTTCAATATACACCACACGTCAAGCACAATGGTTATTACTGGTGTTCCTGTGACAGGTGACACTATAGAAGATGCCACAAGCGGCACATTTGTTACAGACGGCGTGCTTGTTGGTGATACGGTAATTCTTGAAGGTGTTACAGAGTCGGCAGATGATTATACACAACATGTAGTAACAGCAGTCACAGAGACGCTTATCACTTTGGATGCACTTGACGAATTAACAGATCAGCTAACTGGCTCAGAATTTGTTATACATATTGGCAGGTTCTAATATTAATTAAAATTACTTGTACAAAGTAAGGTTCCCGACGGGGAGCCACTACCCTAAAAGGCGAAAAGATGAAATTATCCAAAATTAAAGAAGCAACATTTGATTACGATGATGCAAAATTCACAATCAAGGTATTATTATCAGGCGCTCGTGCTGACATTTCAGACAAGACAGTAAAAGTTAATATTGAAATTGATGATGTGGACGGTGAGTTTGTTCAAACTCGTTCAATCACTCCATCGCCTGAATATTCAAAAGCTTTGACACTTCAAAAATCTTTGACAGGATGGGAAAACGTTAAGGATGAAGAAGGCAAAGACTTGAAATGTGATGCAGCCGGGAAAAGACGTTTCTGTGAGAATCTCCCTGTTGATGTTTTTAATGATTTTTACGAAACTTTTAATGAAGAATATAACAAACTAGCCGGTATCAGTAAAAAACAAAGTGAGAAAGCTGTAAAAAACTCTTAGAATGGGCGGGGTGGTTTGCGTGTATTAACCGAAAAGATTGCAAATCATGCCTTGAGGCTTTTGCTCCGTCCGTATGGGATGATGATAAAAAAAAAGAGTTAAAGAAAAATGGGGCACCATGTAAAACATGCAAGCCGGAAATGTGGCCTATTAATTACAAGGCTATAGAAATTTATAACAAAGTTTCAAGCCAGGTTATAATGTCAATGTCTGGCGCTGTTGCTATAGACGCAGGTTATGTACTACAAAGAATAAAGCTTAACGGGATAAAAAGGGAAGATC